AAAAACTTTGGCAATCGATCGTGCTGCCCATATTTGGGCATCTATTTGGGTTTCTTTTTTTATTTCTTGCAGCAGTGTTGTTTCTTGTGCAAGTAATTTTTGTTTTAGCTTATGCGCATTGTCCACGTCGACACGGACGCCTTTAAATCGCATATCTACTAGACAAGGAAAGAGTTGAGTTTCTAGATCAAATATCTCTGTTAAATTTTCCTTTTTAATTTCGGTCGATAATCGTTTGAATAAATTTAATGTTAAAGAAGCATCTTTTTCTGCATATTCACCTACATATATTGCTGGTAATTTATATAATTCTGCTTTAGCATCTATCCCCCAGTTTTTTGCTACTTCTCTTAGTGTTGCTTCGCTTTTTCGTTCTCCTAAATATTCCCAACTCAATGCATTCAATGTGTAACGCATTCTATTTTCATCTACTAAAGAAGCCATGACCATGGTATCGACAATATGTCCATTAACTTTTATTCCATAGGAACGAAGCCAACAGATATCATACATAGCATTATGAAATATTTTGGTTGCCTCAGTTGCACAAACGTCAGAGACCCAATTTAAAATTTTCTTTTTATCTAAATTACCTCCACCTTCATGCCCAAAAGGATAGTATTTACACCAACCATCCACTGCTACAGCAACGCCAATAATTTCCCCGTTGCCTATAATAGCACCAGATCCTTTTGATTTTAGATCGGGATCTCTTGTTTCTAAGTCTATGGCTATGAGTTTATATCCACTCAGGTCTGGAAAATTGTCCGGGGCTATCCATTCGGTTTGAGCCTCGAACATCATGTTCTAGCTTTCCATTTTTTGTATCCCTCTACCCATGTTTCTTGTTTTTCTTTCTCAGCTCCATAATCTCTTTCAATAATCATATCTATAAAATGTTTAGCTTTTAACAAATCTTGCTTTCCTCCTTTATCTTGATGTCTTAAGATGTATTTAATAACGCATCCTTCAGGGTAAAGCAACTTATTCTCAACTACAAATTTGCTCGGCTGTATTTTGTATTTGATGTAGTGCTCCCCGCCCACCTGTTTTTTCCATACACTCATGTTATCCTCCTATTTCCAATTTTATAATAATATTCTGTTTCAGGATTTAACCAATATACTTTTTGTTTTGCTCTAGTTACAGCAACAAACCACATCCTATGTTCTGTGTCTGGGTCTCTTTTCGCACTTTTCCAGGCAGGTCTTGGCATGTCCGGAAAAATTACCACATTTTCTGCTTCATCTCCTTTGGCTCCGTGAATAGTTCTGATTCTAACTCTTGCTTTTTCTTTTGGATTTAAATCTTTTTCTACACTCTCAATATAACTAATTTGCCCCAAATCTTTTATGAGATCAAAACAATCTTGCCACTTGCCTCTACCTAATATACCATATTCAGCCATTAATTCTTCTAAAGTAAGCTGCTCGTTTCTTGCTTTTTTTAATTTTTTTAAATTTTCACCTTTCGGCTTAATTTTTTTACCACTCATATAGTTCCAAATATCAATTATTTCTTCTCCTCGTACCGCTTCCTTATTATTTAATTTTTTCCATACTGTTAATGCTCTTACTAATTTCGGTGGTAAAAGATTATTACCTTTATCAAAGTAAATGTTTTTTCTGTAAAAATGTTCTTTGACCTTTTTAACTATTGAATTATCTTTTTTCCATCTAAATAATAAAAACCATTGTCCCTTGCTGTAATCTAGGTTATGAAACAATTGGTTAGTTATAAAGTCTCCTTCTTCCCCCTTTGGTTCCCATTTTTTAGGCATTCTTGTTGTTATACAGTTTAATATTCTTTTTGCTTGATCAAAAACTTTTTTAGGTACTCTCCTTGAGAGTGTAGTTTCCTTATCGTCGACGAATCCTTTTAAATTAATAAAAGGAGTAGGATCTGCGCCTTGAAATTTAAAAATAGTTTGATCATCATCTCCTGCAATATAAGATCTTTGACAATGTTTTTCGATGTAAGAAAACATATCCCATTGCAAAGGATTTAAATCTTGAGCTTCATCTAGAAAAACTACTTCCAGATTTAAGTTGTTCATTATTTTGTCTTTCTCAAACAAGTCAATCATGTCAGTAAAATCAAACATTTTTTTATCTTTTTTATACTGGATTAAATGATTATTAAAAAATTCTAGCTTAGAGTATTTAAAATTAGGATGACTTGTCAGCATTTCTTTGTGTTGTTCTCTGAGAGATTTTTTTCTACATCTAGAAAGATTAACAGCCTTTAAATATTGATTCCCGAAAGTCATGATTCCATCGTCATTTTCTTTTTCATCATAAGGAAATTTGCTAAAATAATTATTTCCATGGCTCTTGCAGATATAATTTTTAAATCCGTTCCACTCTTTCCCAGTTAATAAATTGCTTCCTGTAAATTTTGTATTATTTCTTTTTCCCATAGCGTGCATAGTAGAAAAGAAAGTAAAGTCTTTATCTAATTTATATTGTGGAAATTCTTTTATAATGTCTGCTAGTTTTCTTTGAACTTCTTCTGTTGGGTCTTTTCCAAAAGTTAAATAAGCTATTTTTGAGGGATGTGTTCCTTTCCTCAATTCTTGTCTAAGATAACTGTTTGGTCCCTCAATCAAACGATAGGTTTTCCCTGTCCCCGGAGGACCAGGAATTTTTGTTCTTTTTACTTCTTCTGCCATTTAGCTTTCTCTATTTCTGGAGCCTTAGTATCAACTTCTTTCGCTACAGGTTCTGGTATTCTAAAGACTCGAACTTCAATTGTTTTGTCATTTACTTTTGGATACACTTTATCTTCTACTACGCTAAATTTTTTCTTCAATAAACGGACTGTAACATTTCTTTTTATTGTCCATTCATTTGTATTTTTTAAAAATTTCCAAAAATCTTTAAATTTAAAATAGCTTGTGCCATCTTCAGAAAAAGCAGATCCATTACAGATGTGTTCTAATTTTTCTCCTTTATATGAATCTGTTATAAAATCTTCTAGATATTCTCTTAATATGTTTTCAGGTTTTAAACTTTCAGGAGCCTGTATGAAAAATTCTTCATCATTGTCTGTTTTAGGAAATAATTCTGATAGATTCTTTTTCCATATGGTTTGTCCAATATGAGGTAGGAGAATGTTAATCTGTCCCATACATGCTTTTGAAAATTCATCAAATTTGTATAAAGTATCAGTATCAACTTCCACAGTTTTACCATTAACGTCTAAAAACCATAAAGGAGGTTCAGAAGTATATTTTCTTAAGTTTGTAAGTTCTGGCATTAAATTTCCTTTGCCTATTCCAAATTTTCTAGTCTGGCAGGTCATTGAATCACAGAAATTACATATAGGAGGACTTTTACATTTATACTGATAGTCTTTTTTATCTAATGATTTTCTCACTGTTTCCACCTCTTGATATCTTAAAGGTGGTTTCATATATTTATTGTTGTAATCTTCTATTTCTTTTTTCCAATTATCCGGTTTAGCTTTTTTTAAATAAACTCCAATATTATACAAGCCATCGTTTCTACTTCCTTCAGGGAATCCTTCTGAACAAAGAGTCTGTAGACAAGGAGGTCCATCTGTTACTGAACCATTTTTTACTTGTTTCTTTGTTTCTATATGTAAATTTTCTAATTGTTTTTTAGTTAAGCTATTTTTTTGATGTAATTCTATAAATTCATTTAGGTTAGCGGCATCTCCATTTTCGAGAAAAGCGTATCTTGTTGTGTTATCTCCTCGGTGATAAGGTAAATTTAAAAAATTCCCTGTATCTCCTCTGTCAACTAAAATGTATTCCTGTTTAGGAAAAATTTCGCTTGAAGAATATCCTAAATGAGCTGCAATTAGTTTTAATTTTAATCTCATTAAAGAAGCTTCTACAGGTTCTTTTGTAAACAAGAATAAATGAGCTCCTCCGGATTTTGATCTGAATATTATTAGTGGTAAGACTTTTTGTTTCAATATTTTTATGAGTTTTTTATGATTGAAATTGTATTCATCAATATCAATACAACCCCATTTACATTTGTTGTCTTCATTGATTGGGACAATGCCTAGACCAGGTTCTTTACCTTCAAGATGATTTTTCCATAACTCATCTGTAACAGGTTTCTTGACGGTAAAAGACTTAGTTTTTTGCTTGCCGTTGTCTGAATAAATATTGCTTAGTATTGTTTGACCGTAAGCACTATTTAAACCTTCAAATATATCTTTAAATGCTTTCATCATAACTTTAATATGGGCGGTTTAAGTCTCCCGCTGCCGCCCACAATTCCAACCGGAATGGAATCCTATGATATTTTTCCGTCTGACTGATCGGCTCCACGGCAACTTT